GCACTATGCCATCAGTGCCGAGGTGTTGGGCTTCAAGGACAAGGGTGCTCTCGACGTAAAGGAACTCTTCGAGATTGTGGACAAGGACATCATGATGGCTATGGGTATGTACCCTGTACTGACGGGTAAAGCTGAGACTGGCGATACCAAGAGTAGCGAGGTACAACTCCGGGCAGAGTCCAGGCACATCAAGTCAATCCAGCGTGAACTCAAGACAGAGTTCGAGGATAAGTTCATAGTTGCACAGGGTATTGGCAGTGCTGACGACCAGCTTGTGTGGGGCATTACTGACGAAAGAGAGGAAATTGAGCACGTTCAGAACACGGTGGCACTGTTCAATGCAGGACTCCTCACACGGCAGAAGGCGAATGACCTCTTGCCAAGACGGTATCATGAGGAAAATTTACCAGAGGGTGATGAACTTGCTGTGGGCAAAACCAAAGAAGAAATGCAGATGAAGATGCAGAATCCGAATGATCCGACACAGAGTACACAGATGAGGGATAGTCGGGTCAAACGGGACGATGTTCGGAATCCTCTTGACAAGCAAGTGAAGGAGACTCCTGCTGCAAAACACGAGGTGTCCAAATGAGCGACATCACGTTCACTTGTCCTGTATGTAAACGAGTACATTCTGTACCAAGGAATGACAGTAGCGACTATGTTTGCACTGATAACGAGAACTCGCAAGTAAGGCCGTTCTTGATGATTAACTCCGACAGTTTAACACAGAATAACTGGGCCTTGGACAGAGCAAATACCCGTACTCGAATTTATCCAGGAGTCACGGTATTCCCCAAGGAACGCCGTGTACTCCCCACTAATTTGAGGAACTGGTGACTACAATGGAAACACATGAACCCTGGACAGAGCAAAAACAAGACTTACACTTTGTCGTTCCTGTTACAGAATGCGAGAAGATTGTTGAGGCTGATGGCAAGTCTGATAAGGTCAGGGTTGCTGGAACCTGTCTTGTTCCGACTATTTCTCGGAACGGCAACAAGTATGAACTAAGGAACCTGAAGGAGAACGATGGGAAATCGGTTAAATTCTTCATGCAGGAGCATGGTATTCTTGCAGTCGAGAACGTGGTGGGCAAGGTTGACCTGAAGATGGCTGAGGATAAGCTCATGTATTCAGGGATATTGAGAAATACAGCCAAGCATCCGGATGTTGTTGAACACGCTCTTAACAAGGAGATTGATGTCAGCATTGATGCAAGGCCAACAGGTCAGAAGATTGAGATTGAGGGTGGACGAAAGGTATTCTCTTACGCTGGCGTGGACATACGCGCTTTGTGTGGTGTTGGTGTTGGTGGAATACCTGAAAACAGCATGGAGTTGGCGATTGAAGAAAGTTTCAATCCGTTCAACGATGATGCTCAAACAGACAATTTTGAGGTGAATAAAGTGGACGAAACAGAACAACTAAAGACAAAGGTTGCTGAATATGAGGCAAAAATCAAGGTTCTTGAGGAGACTGAAAATGCTCGCAAGGCATCTGAGAGGAATGCCGTGGTTAAGGAGATTCTCAAGCTGAATTCCGCTATGAAGGAATCAGAACTTGCCGGAAAAGGCACTGAGGAACTTAACTTGATACTGGGTTATGAAAAGAAACTCAAAGAGAGCGAATCTAAGCTCACTGGCGCGGGAGAAGGAAGGGAGAGCAAGCCCGTTGAGAACGACGGCATTGTGATAAATGAAAACGAAGATACAATCACGATGAATGATAGCCTCTATGCGCAGTTCAGGAAAGACCTTGAGAACCCCCTGTACCGTTAGGTGATCCCAAATGGCACAATCGGGATTCATGCTGGAAGCGGATGGTAAGAGTGTTGGAGTACTCAACGACTCTACAACCACAGCAATTACCGCAGGCGATCTTTGCTGTTCAATAGCAAATGATAACGTAGTGACCGGCACTGCTTCGACGGTGCGCTCAAGTTATGCAAAGGGCGACATCCGTGTAAAGGCGGCAAGTTGGTCAGCAACAGGTTATCAGAAGCCTATCGGTGTTGCAGAGGTTGACATACCCGCTAGCGGCTACGGGACAGTTGCACTTGAAGGCGTGTTTTGCCATGCTGCTCAGTGGAATATTGAGGCTGGCGAACAGGTCAAGATATGTACTACCACAGCGAATAATCTGGAAGCAGGATTTAGAGCACTTACAGCAACGGTTGCTGATAAGAGCGTCATTGGTCGTGCTTTAACTGGTGCAACAGTTGATGGTAAGTACGTCATCTGGAAGATGTCGCTTTAGAGGTGAATAACAATGGCACAATCAGGATTTATTTTGGAGGTGGACGGCAAGAGCGTTGGAGTGCTTAACGATTCCACTACGTCGGCTATTACGGCTGGCGATCTTTGCTACTCCATTGCCAACAATGATGTCGTGACGGGTACAGCAGCATCAGTTCGTGCTGGCTATGCTCGTGGGGACATTAGGGCAAAAGCAGCACGTTGGTCTGCTACAGGGTATCAGAAACCAATAGGAGTTGCAGAGATGGATATTCCAGCAAGCGGCTATGGAACGGTTGCTCTTGAGGGAATCTTTTGTCATGCGGCTGAAGGTAATATTGAGGCTGGAGAGGCTGTCAAGATTGCCACGACAACTGCAAATAGGCTGGAGTATGCGTGGGCTAATTCCACTGCATCGGCCATGACGACTTACAAGATCGGGAGAGCGTTGACGGGTGGAACTGCCAAGGGCAAGTTCATCATCTGGAAACTTTCGCTCTAAGAGGTGAACAACAATGGCAGGAACAATTTTACGGACAGATAACGCGGATGCGTTCTCATCCACAGCAGGAACGTCAACAGGTTCTTATTTGATTCCCAGGACACTGTACGGTGAACTCATGCGGGCAGTAAGGAAGGAACTGGTGCTTTCGGGGCTTGCGGCAAGGCGTGTTGGGCCTTCTGGTTGTCCTGGTTCATCGGTTGCATTTTCTCTCCAAGACCCTGAGACACTCAGTGTTGCAGGACTTACTGAAGGACAGGAGATTCCGACTGGTAACGAGACATATTCAGGGTTTACCGTTACACCCGTCAAGTATGGTGTGCGTATCTTCATAACCCAGGAGATGATCGAGGACTCGAATTGGGATGTTGTTGGCATGAATGTCGAAACTGCGGGCTATGCTTTGGCTAGCAATGAGGAAACGCTCATTGTTGCACAGCTTGATGCTGCTGATACTGCATCGAGTAACAGCATTGCAAATAGCAACGCCACGCTACCGATTACCGACATAACTGCGGCAATCCAGAAACTCAGGGCAAGTAACTATGTGCCGACGCACATACTGGTTGGTGTTGAGGTCGAGAACGATCTCTGCAATATTGATACCTTTGTTGAGGCATCAAAGGCAGGAATCAACGACCCGTCCAAGAGGCTTATCGGGACGATTTTCGGAATGAAGGTCATCGCAACCAACAGCGTCAGTGCAAAGCTGGCGTATGTCATTGATCGGAACCATGCATTCGTTGTGGTCGAGAAGAGGCCAATAACGGTCAAGGGGCTATTCAATGTTGCTCGTGATGCTCAGGATGTTGCCGTGACGCAAAGGATAGCTGTTCGCTATCTGCGTGCGGCTGCCGTCAGTGAGATAACGACAACTTAGTTGGTGATGAACAATGGCAGGAGATGGATTTTCAACATTGACTGTTGGCCTGAAAAGGGGCTGCTGTGGTGGTGCTGGTGCTGCTACTGAGCGCATCCCTGACATCGTAATGAAAGGCTATGGTACGCCTGTTCGTGTTGCCCCTGAAGGTTCAATCTATGTGAAACTCGATGCGACAATGGGGACAAGTTCTCATTATCGTATGGTTTCTGGAACCTGGACAGCTATGAGTGACGCTTAAGCAAATCAAACGCATTTTTTTATTTTTACAACTTTTAAAACAGAGGAGGTAGAGAAGAATGAGTGTGACTGGAGCGTTCAATCAGTGGAAGTTTGTGCATGGGCTGTTGAAGGAGATGGTGCAGAATACCATCACGTCAATGGTTTATGTGCGACAAGTGCCGGATGGTGTGGCATACATATCATCGGGGAAGGACTTGCAGGATGCTGAGTTGAAACGGACGTACTTTGCGTTTACAGAGGCGTTCAAGAAACTCAAGACCTCTTACGGGTTCAAGGAAGGAAAAGCACAGCAAGTGATGATCGCAATGCAGACGATGATGACAATAGCAAATTTCGACAGGGTTTACAGAGATTTTGTTATTGACTTCAACCATAATATCAGGAACTTGACTCCTGAGCAGATTGCGACACTGGAGAAGGAAGAACTACCGACAAATGTGCCAATGCATAACTTTGTCGTGAAAAGGTGAACTGAATGGCAGAAGAGAAAGATTATGTGGATTTGACACCCAAGGTGGGTGGTATGAGAGAGTACCGACTGAGTCCAGAGGATCTCGTGATAATCAGGGACAATCCGAAGGGACTGACGAAAGAAGGTTGCATGGTTGAGATACTGAACTGGTCACAGTCGAATAACCAACCAGTTATTATGCGCTATCTGGCAATGTATAAGCAATGCCAGAAATGGGAGAAATCAGGTATCCTTGAGGATGGGTCGGTTATACTTGCCAGGACAACACAGACAACCAGACAAGGCATTACAAAGTCTTGGCTATGGAAAGAGAAAATCGGTCAGCGTGACAAGAAGGGAGACTTTATCGTGTTTGAGAGTGTTGACAAACTCCGTGAGTTTGTTGAGGCTAAACTGATAAATCTTCGGTTCCTGACTAACAAGGGGGCATAGATGCCATATATACTGAATACCACAGAAGCGAACTTCCAGCACCCAGATATTGGTACTCTTCCCCCCAAAACTGCTGTCGAGATTGCACCAGACATAGTGGACCAGTTTAGGTTCAATCGGTCAGTCCTTGTATTTGATTCCGTGATTGGGATGGTAGAAGTTGCCAAACCAGTGCGGATTCCTCCGAAGCACGAGAGTTTGGGGAAGCGTTATCAGGACTTCGTGAGTGAGTACAAAGACTTGAAACTTGCCAGTGTAGCCTGGGAAGAATACAAGAAGGCGCAAGAAGTGGAGGGAGTTTCTAATGGCTAATCAGAAGTTCATTGTTGGGGCATTACTTTTCCTTATCGTTACTGGTATCATTTATGTCACTTATGAAAACCTAGTTAAAATCCGCATAGACAAGGATCAGACCACGTTTTACACTAAGGACGGGACATGGAAGGTACTGGGTCGTGAGACTGTCAAGCTGTTCAAAGGTACAACTACTCAGAGTAGGGTTCTTTCTGGTATAAGTGTGACCTACGAGAACCTGACAGATGGTAATACCCAGGTTACACGATGGACTCCTTACGCTAACGGTGCGGTGGTCAAAGAGCAGTACCTTTTTGACCCCTACGGCAACAACATCGAGGCATTTCCTCTACAGCACACCATAGAAGTTATCAATGGTACGGGGTTGATTCTTCAGTACACAGCCTCAGATATCATGGGCGATAGCGGGCCTACAAGAGATGTCACAAGCCCGTACAAGGCTGGTAAGATTGGTGTTGAATGGGATGGCAACCCTTACTATGCAAAGTTTTCTCAGTTATTGAACAAGGACAAGCTGGTGCTTAAATGGAAGATCACAACCCCCATCCAACTCGTGAATGCTCGTTTTTACGACCCCTCTTCCGGTGTAGCGCCAGTTTGTCCTGCATCTCCTCTGGAGTTGCAGATTGGCAGTAAGACCTTGTGGTACAATGGAGCAGCAACACTTGGCTGTAACGTGACTGTGAGCCACAACTTTACCCTGTCAAACTTTACTCTTTCCTTCACATCAAACGCCACTAGGCACGTTGGTATCAAGGTACTTAATAATGCAACCGCGTTTATCGTTGTGAATAACAGTAACATCACCAGTACTGGTGACAACAATACGTTTATCTATGTCCCTTACGATAGCGGAACAGATACGGATATAGTCATAAACGGTGTATATTTCAACAAGTTTGGTGTTTCCGGGAGTACGAATACTGATGTGGCTTCTGGGTTGAAGATGCATGCCTGTAACTCAGCAGCAGGTGCGAGTCATTGTGTTTTGAATGCCATTACCTGTACTAACAGCTATAAGTGCTTGTACCTACTTACAGGAAGCGGTGCAACAACGTACTATACACCGAATGTAACTGCTAGCACGTTCAGGGGATTTAGAGGTACTGCGGTACAGTTTGACGGTGGTACATCTAATAGTGGAGCAAGCATAAACGGGAATACGTTTAGGGCAGCAACGGGGCTTTCGACA